ATCAAGAACACTTCTTGCAAGGTTGTTATGGGACATCTGTCGCTAACAGGATTCCAGATGCATAAGGGATCGATCTGTCAGGATGGAATGAATCCGGATCTATTCGACAAGTTCTCTTCTGTATTCACCGGACACTTTCATTCCAAACATTCTATTCGAAACATTCATTATCTGGGTTGTCCCTGGGATCTTATGTTCACGGATGCCGATGATATCAAGGGATTTCATATCTATGATACCGATACGGATACCACGGAATTCATCGAGAATCCGTATAAGATGTACTGGAAGTTCTACTATGATGATACCGGAGCCAAGGATCTTCGGGATGTGGGTATTCCCAAGGATACACTATCCAAGATCAAGAACTCCTTTGTGAAAGTGTATGTCAAGAAAAAGACAAATCCGGTTCTGCTGGATCGATATCTTGCTAAGATCAATGAGGCTGAACCTGCATCTCTTTCTATTGTGGAAGACTATGTGAATGAGGACTTTCTTTCAGAAGAAAAACTTACTCTTGATGAGGACACTCTATCACTACTCAACAGTTCTTTGAATGATTATTCTGATATCATTACTTCAGAAGACAAGAAAATCGAGATCCAGAAGCTGTTGTGCAATCTGTATATGGAAGCACTAAAGGCATAAATAATCTATGATTGCTTTTGAGACTCTTCGTTATAAGAATTTTCTTTCTGCTGGTAATACCTTTACGACTATCCCTCTTTCTGGGAACAAGACTAATCTGATTGTAGGTAAGAATGGTTCGGGTAAATCCACCATTCTTGATGCAATCACCTATGGACTATTCAACAAACCATTTCGTAAGATCAACAAACCTCAGCTAATCAACAGTGTCAACAACGGGGATTGTATGGTAGAGATTGAATTCTCTCTCAACAATAAGAAGTATAAGATTGTGCGAGGAATCAAACCAAACATCTTTGAGATCTATGAGAATTCTAAGATGATACATCAGGATGCTGCTATCAAGGATTATCAGCAGTATCTTGAGGAGAATATTCTGAGGATGACCTACAAGGCATTTTGTCAGATCGTGGTGATTGGTAACGCAACATATCAACCATTTATGAAACTTAATCCTTATGAACGTCGGGCCATCGTAGAGAACTTTCTTGACATCGATGTATTCACCAAGATGAATGGATTACTCAAGACTCGGATCGTCGAGACCAAGGAACAGATCAATGGTACTTCATATAAGGTAGATCTATCCAAGGAGAAGCTTCGGATGGCAGAACACCTGCTCAGTTCTTCTGAACAGAGTAATGATGTTAAGATCAATGATAATAATATTGCTCTGCATAAGAAGAATGTATTGCTGACGGAGTGGAATCAGGAGATTAAGAAACTGTCCTCTGATATATCCGACATCATTATTAATGACCAGATCATTCAGAAGACCAAGGCAAAGATCCGAGAAGTAGAAACTCTTCATACCACACTAGCAACAAAGTATAAGTTGATCAATAAGGAAGTAGAATTCCTGAATAACAACGACAGCTGTCCAACGTGTAAACAAGATATTGATGAGGAGTTCAAGAGTAATAATATTTCTGATAAGACTGATAAGAGCAATAAGTATGTAGAAGCTCTGGCCGATCTATCAGACAAGATCTTGCACTATAAGAATGATCTGGCAGGTCATATGGAACTGGTTGATGAGATCAATGAGACCAATACCAAGATTAGAAATCTAGAGGTCAATATTGAATATCTGACCAAGGATATTGAACGTATCTCCGAAGACAATATGAAGTTGACAGAGGAGAAGCAGAATAACATTAAGAAGAATAAGGAAGAGTATTCGGCTTTGGTAGGCGATCATCTGAAGCTGACTGATGAACGAGATACTCTGCTGAAGAATCAGCATCAACATTCCATTGCTGCCATTCTGTTGAAGGATGATGGAATCAAGACAAAGATCATCAAGCACTATCTTCCTGCAATGAATAAACTCATCAACAAGTATTTGCACCTGATGGACTTCTATATCACATACACATTAGACGAGAATTTCGGCGAAGTGATAAAACAGGCCAACAAAGAATCGTTCTCCTATGCATCCTTCTCAGAAGGAGAAAAACTTCGTATCGATCTGGCCATCCTGTTTGCCTGGAGAGAAATTGCCAAGGCCAAAAATTCTATATCAACTAATTTACTGATACTCGACGAGATCTTTGATTCATCATTGGATGGAAATGGCATTGAAGATTTTATAGGAATACTCCATACCATTTCGGAAAACACCAATGTGTTTATTATTTCTCATCGTGGGGATCAGGTAGCCGACAAATTTCAAAATACTTTGAAGTTTGCCAAGCTCAATGGTTTCTCTAAACTCGTTTAGGGATAAGGGTCTGCCCGAGTTGGAATCCCAACCGAGTAGACCCTGCCTTCATTGCTTTCTTTTTCTTCTCGAATACAAACTGTGAGTCAACATAGTCCACAAAAATGATATCATTCTCCTGAACATCTGGATGTGATATAGCATTGGCTAATGGGTTGACCACATGAGTTTCCAGTGCTCGCTTCAAGAACCTCGCACCATATTCCTCTGAGTATCCCACCTCAATCAATCTATCCTTTGCTGTCTCACTGATCACAGACATAATCTTCTTCTCATCAGAATTAGACATTCTTTTCTGAATATCATAGAGTTCCAACTCTAGGATCTGTTTACAATCCACCTTGGTTAGATTACTGAATACGATTGTCTTGTCGAGACGATTCAGAAATTCAGGAGAGAATTTCTTCTTCATCGATGCCCGGATGGCAGTGTCCTTCTGATTCTTTCCCAATGTCATCTCATGGAAACCAAACTTGGCAGTCTTGTCCTCAATATTATTGATACCAATATTTGATGTCATGAATATGAATGAGGTGGAGAAGTCCACATCAGTATTGTCACCGATGGACAAAGTTCCCTTGTCAAAGATCCCCAGCATGATGTTGAAGAATGCCGAGGACGCCTTCTCAATTTCATCCAATAGAATGATGGTGGGCTTACCCTTCAACTGTACTCGTTCACGAGAGAACACAGGTTTGGTTTCCGTGTGGCCAATATATCCGGGAGGAGACCCCACTAGTTTGGAGATGTCATAGGATGACTGGAACTCTCCACAATTTACAACCAATGGTTTGGTGTCAAAATATTTGGCAATGTCATATACAATCTTGGTCTTACCAGTACCTGTGGGTCCGGCAAAGAAGAAGATACCGAGCGGTCTCTCTTCAGGACACAAATCGGAGAATGCCTTTTGGAATCCAATACAGACTTCCTTGACGGCCTCGTCCTGAGACACCAGTCGGTCCCGGAGAAATTTATGTAGTACTGCCGATTCACCATTTAACTCTGTTAGATTCAGGCGCATGTTGAAAATCCCTCCTTCACCAATATTTAGGTGAGGAGGGATTCCTTAGGAAATTAGTGCCACCGTTCTGTTTCCAAGTGGTGGCGAACTCAGTCGTTAGTGGTGTTTATCCACGAGCAGACATGGTCTTAGCTTTCGCTTTGGCCGTTATTGTTTTGTTCTGATTAACGTGAGTACTTCACGGATAGCTACTCGCACCTATTTCAGTCAATCGATACTATGTCATCCCCATAAGTTTGGTGGAGATGCTGGGTCCCGCCCCCAGGTCTTGTCCAGTCGTCAGATTGTATCAACACTATCAATACTATTTAGGAGACATCAATCCACCTCGAACAAACATAGATTTGAATTTTCTCTTTAATTTGGTTTCAGTTTCCCAATTTTCCAACCAACCTTTTGCAAGATTCCATTTTCCTTTGTCTGTAGATCGTTTCTCTAATTTAACTTTCAGGTTATCCGTACACTTAGGATGATCAAGAAATTTAATAATAGTGGCTATTTTTTTCTCATCTAATATAAACATTTAATCCTCCGTCCCGATACCCAGAACAATGTTCAATCCATTCCCCATTATCATCCGGCATCAAGCCACCTGCCTCATTGAATCCGTAGAAACAACATTCACCCAAGACATATCCTTCCTGGGTGGTCTCATAATATTCTTTGTTCATAACAATCATTCGATGGTGGGACTCCCACGAATGTCCGCAAACACAGATACCACTTCGACCAGGTCCAGAGTATTGAGGTATCATAGGACTGTGCTGATAGCATGATCGAAATATTCTTTGAATGATTGCCACATCGATTTTTGTTTGAACAGGTCGCAATCATTATTCATATTCTTCAGGTGGGGTTTGTTCATTTCTGAATTATACAGCACATTCTTAGAAGTATACCAAGAAGACCTGAGTTCAATGTTGTTAGGATGAGCACACTCGTGTTTCTTAGTTAAATGTTTACAATCACTACAATATACCTTATTCATCTTCGTCTTCCTTGCAGTCAATATGATTATCAACTTCCTTCTTCAGTTCATCGGCTTTCCAATCGCAGGAAGAAAGAATATGAATACACTCGATGAATAGACAGAAGACCGTGGTATTGAAATCATAGTCATCAATGATCCCATCAAAAGCAAACAACCCTTCCAATGCATTGAGAGCAAACGTTTGACACAGTTCCGGATCAGTATCTTCAGAATCCTCAATCAACTGTTTCTTATCGACTTCTACAATCTCCGGAGACTTCTCTGAGGTTCGTTCCCAGCGTCTGGCCATATATCATTATCCTTTATACAGTTGGAGTGTTCGGGTTGAATTGTTCAAAGAATTTAACTTTGTCTACAAGAAAGGAACGCCATCCTGCATTTTCCAGATCATATGCAGCGATTGCAGCATTGCTTCTCACAGGGTTCCGAGACATATCATTCAATTTTTCCTTGGTTGCAGGAATCAACTTATGATGAAGAGTGCAGATCATCTTCCTAACCGATCCATCCTTCTTCTCGAACAGGACCATTGTTGGTCCTGTCAGAAGGCATTTCACAATTTCATTTCGAGCATCTACTTTATTATAAACCTTTTTCATTTGTATGATCTTCTTTATGATTCAGATTCAACAACAGACAAACATAGTGAATGGTCTTCAGCAGATCCTTCTTGCTCTTGCCGTCTTTCTTCCCGTAACGGGCAAGGTATTTAATGGCGTTTGCAAGGAAGAAGGATTCTGCATGACCAGTCGAAACCAATAGATCAATTACCTGGATTGGCTTTTTCTGAGTTGCGTCTCGATTTCCCACATAGTGTTGGGTATAGGTTGAGGCAATATAGAATTTCGCAATATCCAGGAACTGATCTTCATTATAATCAAACACAACAGGAGGATACTTATTTTCTTTCTCTGTGGGTAAGAGAGAGGACTGCTTCCCAAAGAACGATTCGTCAATAGTATTATACATATCCATAAGTATCCTTCCAAGTGTGACGGTTAGTCTAGACCCAGAGAGTAGAAAGCCACAGGAGCATCGCTGGAACGAGTCTCCTGCATCTCAGTCACCACATTAACACCCATATCCCGGATGTTGTTGATGACTGCTCGAAGATTCTTCACCTGGAATCGTGCCCGAGCCTGACGTGCAGTCAGAGTCCGATCACCATCGCCACCATTGAGATAGGTGAATACCTTTTCTGCCTGAGTCCGATTACGAGTGGTACGAGTTGCCTTTGATGTATTCATATTTTATCCTTTCAATCAACTACATTACTATTATACTATACTACCAAACAAAAGTCAAGTAATTTTTATCCAAACTTCACTCGTGTCACAATACCATTCTGGACTTCTAGATTGACACGAACCGGGTTGAAATCACAGGTGAGCATTGCCGGATAACCCTCACTTGCTGTAATACGCCAAGGAATCCTACAGTTTGTGAGATCTTTTGATACTTCCTCAATAGACATACCGATAAGGTAATTATAATACACCAAATCATTATAGTTATCCTGCACTGTCGCCATCTCTTTGTTTTTCGGCTGCTATCATCAGAGATTCAACATAGAGAATGTCCCTCTCCAATTTATCCCTCATTTCAAGTTCTCCTCGACATTTTCCTGTACGATACCAACAGAAGCAAGATGCTACATAGAGTAATATAAGTATGATATCTTTGGTGTTATCCATTGAAGTTGATCATCCCAAATTTAGTATAGGTGTCTTGGACCAATCCGGTGATCTCTTCCTTGGCTTTGATGGACGCATCATTTGCCGCAATCAAAGATTGCCACCGAGCATAGGAATGATACATTTCCACCTCAGCATCCTTGATTCGTCTCTCGTTGTAGGAGAGCCGCCGATAGTTCTTGCGTCGTTCGAAGTCCACTTTTAATCGTTCAATAATAGTTTTCATAAAATTATTTTGCTCCAAATTCTTCATGCAGTTCTTGCATAGCAGAGTCTAGGCTAGAATATTCAAGTAACAATCGAAGGGTTCGATCTTTCAATTTCATATAATTTTAATCAACCTTATAGAACAAGTATAGCACATTCGAAGAGAGAAGTCAACAACTATTCTGAGACCACATCAACACCCGAGACCCTGGCCTTACCCCAGACCTGGGCCTTACCCGAGACCTGGGCATAATCCGAGACCAGGGCATAATCCGAGACCAGGGCATAATCCGAGACCCTGGCCTTACCCGAGACCCTGGCCTTACCCGAGACCCAGGCATTATCCCAGACCTGGGCCTCACCCGAGACCTGGGCATAATCCGAGACCCAGGCCTTACCCGAGACCCAGGCAAAATCAGAGACCTGGGCCTTACCCCGGACCTGGACATTATCCGAGACCCAGGCATTACCAAAGACCTGGGCCTTACCCGAGACCTGGGCCGCATCCGAGACCCAGGCATCACCCGAGACCCTGGCATCACCCGAGACCTGGGCATAATCCGAGACCTCGGCATTACCAGAGATCATAGCATCACCAGAGACCTGGGCATTACCAGAGACCTGGGCCTTACCCGAGACCTTGGCATTATCATAGACCTTGGCCTTGCCAGAGACTATGGCCTTAGGTCCAACGAAGGCACTGTCAGCTACGGTGGCTGTATTCTGGACCCAGCCACCACCATTGGAGTGCTGGTGCCAGGTTTCCAAAGTGGCGTCAGGGAAAGTTACGTTCAGATCAGAGAGTTTCATAATCAATCAACCTTATATAACTATTGTACCGTATCCAGCCAAGGAAGTCAACAAAAGAATTCCCTTTAGAATCAACAAGATGCAAGGAATCCCTGCAAGTCATTGATTCTAAAGGGAAAATATTTTAGTCGTCTGCCAGACCCTTGAAGTACGCCAAGGCATCATCCTCGTCGTCACCCGAAGCTTCAGGTGCCGCCCAAGGAGCATCCTCGGACTTGGTCTTTGGAGCAGATTCCCGAATCGTCTGTTTCGATTCAGCAGTCGGACCAGCCTTTGCCGTGTTACCCAGCACACGATTCATCCGTGTCTTGAGTTCGTCATAGGTCTTGAAGTTCTTCGGAGAAACGATTTCCTTCAGATCATACTCAGACTTCCAGACCGCTTCCATCTTAGACTCATCACCTTCACAGATCGGAGATGCCCCCTCGAAGAATGAGTTGTCATAATTAGGATATCCTTCGACTTTACGAACCTTGAGTCGGAAGTTGGCTCCCTTCCAGAGATCAAACACATCGACAGGCTTGTCGGTCTCAAACTCAGGCTTCAGAGCATCCTGAATCTTCTGGAAGATCTTCTTTCCAAATTTATATAGGAATACCTTGCCTTCGTTCTTAGGATTGCGAGGATCAGATACTACAAGAATGTTTGCAATGAAATGCTGCTTGCGTTTACGCTTGCGAACAATATCCTTGTTGGCATCAATACCTGTGTTCCAAAGTTCAGAATTGGCTTCTGAAACCGGATCAGGCTGACCCAGCGTGGTGAGAGAGTTCTCGATGTACCATCCACCAGGACCCTGAAACCCGTGGGAGAATAGAGACACCCAGGGAATGTTGTTGTCTTTTGCTACCGGAAGGAATCGAATGAGTGCTGTGGCATTACCAGTCTTCTCATCAAGAGGCAGCGTCCAGTAACGGTCGTCAATATATGACTTGGTACTAGATAGCTTATCCATTTCGGTAATAAGCTGATTGATATTTGCACTGCTTATTTTTTTAAGGTCTTTGAAATTCATATTTGTTCTCCTGTTTGCTATACATCTATGCTAGAATTGAGTAATTTTTGATAGTCGCTATTTACATCTACATAAGGTTACCACCCATAACAAGTATACTACATTCAGTTCATCAAGTCAAGGGTGTTACTGATAATATTTATGATACGTTCTCGCTTTGGAATATGCTTTGAGAAGAAAGGTTTGTATTTCTCTATGAAAAATGTGGTTTCATTTACCAGAGGATCCAGAGAAAACTTGGCCAGTCTATCAGTCACATCATATAACTTATCCAGACAGATGAAGGTTTCGTAGGATACAACATTCTGTCTGAGAAGATTATATATAATGGGTTTGTCTTCATCATCACCTTCCAGTAATCTCTTCTTTGTCACCTTGTTCTTGATACAATACGTCACGACATCAGAGACCTCTTTCTCGAATGTACGATCAAAGGCTTCCATATAGCCCTTGGTCTTCAGATACTTCTTCTCATTATCCGGAGTCATCACATCTCGGATGTAGAAGTTCTTCTTCTCTTTAGCAGCAATCAACAACTTATCAAGATACTTCTCAACATTGAATACCGATGCCATCTTCTCAAAGAAGTATCGATCCTTTCGTACTACGAATGCCTTGGGAGAGGATCGGGTGCCGTGACCTCGGAAGAAGTCAAAGGACTGGGAGTTGAAATGAAGTTTCATCTCCACATAGTATTTGTAATATTGATAGGCTCGTTCCTGCGTTGACATAGTCATTTTCCAGACCTAGACCTAAACCCAGACCAATACCCAGACTCAGACCAATAGTCAGACCCAGACCCAGACCTAGCCCAAGACTCAGACCAAAACCTAGACCTAGCCCAAGACTCAGACCAAAACCTAGACCTAGCCCAAGACTCAGACCCAGATTCAGACCCAGGCCAAGACTCAGACCCAGATTCAGACCCAGACCACATAATTCGTTTGTATTTTGATTTCTTTGTCATATGTTAGATGGGAAGAGTAGAGATCTTGTAGTACTGTTTCTTCAGCATCCGAGTTTGACGAGCAGACTCTTCGACCTTAGAACGCAGAGAGGAGGGAATCAATGCGGCCAAAGACTCAATGTCGAACTTGTTCTTATCACAGTAGAAGACGATGGCATCGATGTAGTTCATCCGATGTCTATTGACAATACCTTCGATATCTTCCAAGAGTTGTTCTACGGTTATACCAAAATTCATAATCAACTTTTCCTTTTTCCGACTACTCATTTAGTATACCTCGTTTTGGAATGAAAGTAAAGGATTACAATGATTAAGATTTTTTAATCAGGTAATGCTTGACTTTTGACTAGAATCCCGCTATAATATTAGATGTAGTTACGTGATATACTATAGTAAAGGAATACTAGGTGAGCCATATATGGTATCTAGATCCACCTCTTTAATGCTGTATTGGAAGTCTTCTTCGGTATAAATCCGGATACGTTCGACAAAATGATTTCGAGTGTAGTTCGGCTTGCCTTTCCAGGTAAGATCGTCCGAGATATCAAAGATGGTAGCGATCTCTTTCTTGGCAGAGATTCTAAGTGCTCGACCAATAGACTGAAGAGTTCGAACTCTGGATTTGGAAGGCTGAGAGAATATGATGTTAGCCAGAGACTTGATGTTTATCCCTGTGGAAAAGATCTGAGAGGATGCGACCATGATAGAATTTTCGGCCAGTTCAACACTCGTTCGAATGTCTTCTCGAATGGTGGTGTTGGTCCCACCATAGATGAAATGCACTGGTCTATCAGTACGTTGCTTGATGAGATCGCATAACTTCATACCATGAGACTCGACTCTGGAGAATAACACCAGAGTATTGCCTCGAGTATTCACAGCAAGATCGGCGATGAACTTATTTCTTTTATCATTACCAATAAGGAACTGGACCTCGTCCTCATATTCATTATCCTTGTTGGCCTTCTTAACTTCATCCGGATACTTGATGACAAAACATTTGATCTTGAAATTCGAAAGATGTTTTGATTCTATCAGATCAGAGGTAGACACTACATTGAAGACCGGACCAAACAATCCTTCCAAGATCAATTGATTACAGTTATCGCCGTCCAGGGTGCCAGTACATCCATATCTGTATTCACAGTTGACCAACTTTTCCAGCAGTGCCGAGATCTCCTTGCTCTTGTATAGATGGGCCTCGTCACCAATCACAACATTGTAGTCATCGAAGTATGAAGTAGGTTTATCATATAAGGACTGCCAGGTAGAGATTACAATTCTCTTGTCCTCTCGAATCATTCCGGAATATATTCTGGTAGTATTCTTCTCGACATCCCATTCAGTGCCCGCATATTGTTCGAAGTCAGAGTACATCTGTTCGACGAGGGAGGTGGTCGGGACCATCACAAGTATCTTCCCCTTAACCTGAGAAAGAAGATTCCTTGCAATTGTATAGATGATTAGGGATTTGCCTGAGCCAGTGGGTGATAGGAAGATCTGTCGTTTGTTCTTGACAGCAGCAAAGATTGCCAGCAGCTGATGGTTGTGAGGATGGATTTGTTCTCCATTGTAGAACCACTTGGAGAACTTAAGAGGTTGCGGATCTTGAGTGATCTCAAAATCCTTACTGAAGGTGTAGGAATTTTCTTTGGCGTACTCTTCTATGTACTTACAGAGACCAATATATATTTTGTTGGTCCCTCGGCGAAGTAGACGAATCTTACCGTCCCATCGTCTACTTCTGACCGAAGGAATAAATCTTGCATTCGGAACTTCAAATGTGAATATTTCGGACAACTCCTGTAGAATGCCAGCATCAGCTTCAATCCTCATCCAGACCGAATTAATTTTTGTAAGATGTATGTCCATATGGGGTCACCGAAGATTGAGATTATATAAATAAGAAGTGAGAGTGGAAGTGCGGAAACACTAACCACCCTCTAAACACATACTAAGGAATCGTTAGCATATGCCTACACTTATTTATTGCACCTACCTCACAGTCTACACAGGTAACAAACTCCCTCCCTTCTATCTTGGATCTACATCTGTTGATAACATCAACAAAGGTTATAGAGGATCGGTATCATCTGAGAAATATATGGATATCTGGAAACAGGAAATTGCTTCTCATCCTGACCTATTCAAGACCATTATTCTGACCAGACACGAGACCAGACAAGAAGCTCAAGATAAAGAAATCATATTCCATGAAGCATTATCTGTGGCACGTAACAATCTCTATATCAATATGGCCCACGCCAATGGTAAGTTCTTTGTATCTGGTCCCCTTTCCCCAGAAACCAAGGCCAAGATGGCTGCTGCTAAGACAGGGAAGAAACGTTCGCCAGAAACCAGGGCCAAAATAGGTGCTGCTAGAACAGGAAAGAACCGTTCCCCAGAAACCAAGGCCAAGATGGCTGCTGCTAAGACAGGGAAGAAACGTTCGCCAGAAACCAAGGCCAAGATAGCTGCTGCTCATGCAGGAAAGCCACTTTCTCCAGAAACTAGGGCCAAGATTTCTGCTGCTAAGACAGGGAAGAAACGTTCGCCAGAAACCAAGGCCAAGATAGCTGCTGCTCATGCAGGAAAGCCACTTTCTCCAGAAACTAGGGCCAAGATTTCTGCTGCTCAGACAGGAAAGAAACGTGGTCCATATAAGAAAAAACTGGATTCCTAGGAATCCAGTTTTGAGTTACTCATTAAGAATTAAGAACCACTCTCGAATCTAATCATCGCAATCATTTCCTTGATGTGGAATGTGCGAGAATTGATCTCTTTAAGAGCGCGCTCCAACATATCCACAATGCATTCCTGATAGAATACTCGGTCTTGTTGCGTCTGCAATTTGTTATCAGCATCCAGCCAGATCTCTACGTCCTGACGCAGAACCTTTCTCTCATTGGCCTCTTCTCTGTAGTCTTCCTCTGGCGCAGTCCCAAGATAAAATTCACGTCGAGACTTATACAAAGAGAAGTATTTTCTCTTTGCAGCTTTGAGTTTGAGCTTTTCTTCTTGGAACATGGCAAGGTACTTGGTGAATAGATTGGGTGTTCGTGATGCTTCATCCACCAGATTCATGCGGTCAATCTTGAGATCCTCCGTTATCAATGCACTGATCTCTTCTATGAGCATATAACAACTCCTTCACTGGCTTATAATAATCTTTGCGTTTCTTCTTGAATACCAATCGATCTCCTGAAGTGGTGATCATCAGAATGACAATGTTAGGAATAACAATCTTTGTCATCTCCTCGAACATAAGAGAATACATTGTTAGCTGCATGAAGTAACTCAGAATATCTTCTTCGTCTTTGAGTTTGTTTGCAGTCTTGAAGTCGATGATCGATAGTTCTCCATCAAACTCTGCAATACAATCCACTCGACCAGCAACCTGAAGTAGATCCGAATACAGTGCGACCTCCTGACACATCACATAATCGATCCGGTGCAGAGATTCTTGGAACGACGAGAAGATCATTTTCTCATAGAGACCCACATCACCATAGTAGTCTTCTACATTATTGATGTAGTCTTCGGTGATCTTATGAATAGTGGTGCCCAGTGTGGTGGCTCTGTTTGAGACACGGTTGGCTTCCTCTTCTCCTACTCTTTTCCTCCAGGCCGCAATTGAGTCCTTAGAAAGGGAACCAAGCACAGAAGTAACAGACAAATACTTTTTGCCATTAGGCGTAGTGTAAATTCGTTTTCCATCGTCTCCTGTTGATGCTTCCAACTCAGGAAGCATCAATCCTAAATGATTATATATTTTTCTCATCACTACTAGTCTACCAATTTCTTATTCCAGCACACACCCAATCCCAAGAGATCTCTTTGCGAGAATATACTCTCTCACGATTCCAGATCTGACAATATCCTCTACACCAAACTCCTCGATATTAAAACTTTTCATCTGCTCTATGATGGATACAAACTTTGGCAGACCTGTTACATCAAATCGACTCTTGAGTAGATCAGTCTGTTCCAGATCTCCACAGAAGATCATTCGAGAATTCTTACCAACACGAGTCATGATAGTATCAAGTTCACTCAGGTTACAGTTCTGAAATTCATCCATAATAATGAACGAATCATTGATGCTGGTTCCTCGTAGATATGAAGTAGATACGAAGTCTACAACACCATTGGTCTTCATGATTTCCCAGGCATCGCCTCGACCCAACAATTCAGAAAATATTGCTTTGTATGGAGCCTCGTACACAGACAGCTTCTCCTTCAGTGTTCCTGGGAGAAACCCCACATCTCTGGAAGAAACTACTGATCTGATAATGATAATTTTGTTGGGACCAGTATTGTTCTTATTATCGACGATAGATTTTAATGCCAGATACATAGAACAAAAAGTCTTTCCTGTTCCGGCAGTTCCCATCAGAACCAGATTCTTTGCCTGATCGAACTCAGTAAAGATCTTCTTCTGAGTGTCCGTGAGCGGTACAATAGATCTCAATTTGAAACTGGCGTCTATCTTGGGTTGGTCTAGATTCTTCTTTGTGCGACTCTGAGACTTCGGGGATACTGGGAGTTTTGCTGACATGTGCAACCTCTTTTCTAGATCTCTTTAATATTATTGGGTGCCTTGGGATTCCCCATTGTATGACGGGGATGGCCTGTACGGATTCTATCCAGAACAAATTTATTGAAGTCTGAGGGGACTTTGGATACACCAAGCCTTACAGAATCTCCAAGATTCATTTGTGATACAAACTGTTTGATTTTGGATTGGGCACAGGCAGGACATGGCTGAGACTCTGGTAATTTGTTCTCGGCCATCTTCAATTGCTTCTCAAATTCATGATCACAATCGGAACAACGATACTCATATGTTGGCATAACGACTCCTGTTTTTATTTAGCTCCAAAAAAAATGGCTAGGTTTCCCTAGCCTTGATACCATTCAGAAGTTTATTTTATAATCCTCACCGTCTATGTTAGACCTTCATAAAGTTCATCAGGTGGTGTCGGCACAAAATCATCCCAGGTGTTATTGATTCCCATAGTGGCATCGAACTTCTGATACAAAGACTTGAAGGATGACTTGGTCTCATCATCGAATCGAGCGATACAGTATTCAATTGCCTTCATTCGATTCATAGTGCCTGAAAAGATGTAGAAGTTCAGAATATGAATCAGGCGACGAGTAGTCACGATCTCATCAATAGCACCTTCTTGGAAGGTATTACGAATCGCAGCAGCCCACTCAATGAGCCGAGGAACAAAGTCCACAGTATCCTTATCAGTAACCTTATTCTTGGCAAGAATCTGATTCAGAATCTTGGTTTCCACCGTAGTCGAAGGATAATCATGTTCGATTGTGATGGCAAATCGATCCAGGAAGGCTTCATTGAGAATATTGCTGCCCATATATCGACCATCAGACGATCCCTTGCCCTTGCTGTTAGCCGTGGCGATCACAGTAAACCCAGGCTGAGGATAAACCAATTCGTTGGTCTTTTTGATATAGATAGGATTGCCTTCAAGAATTGGTTGAAGACACATGATCTTGGGAGAACCAAGATTGATCTCGTCCAGCAACAGCACGGCACCACGTTTCATGGCTTCGATTGCAGGACCGTCCTGCCACACCGTGTTGCCATCAACCAGTCGGAAGCCACCAATCAGATCGTCCTCGTCGGTAACCTCTGTGATGTTGGCACGAATGAGTTCACGTCGGGCCTTGGCACAGGCTTCGTATACCATCTTGGTCTTGCCATTGCCCGACTCGCCAGTGATATACACCGGAAAGAATGAGTTGGCTTTCACCAGATTATATACAATACGATAGTCACCGAATGCCACAAAGTCTGGGTCTGACGCAGGCACCAGACTCTTATCACACTTTGGAGCGATGATGGTATTTAGTACTGCCTTACTGGATTCAACTGTCTTCTTGGCTACTGCGAAGATCTGGGATACAGGAACAGTGCCGTCCTTTGCAGGAACACGATATACTCCACGAGATGCTTTGAATGCAGGATTGGTGATGAATTCAACATATCCCTTTCGGTTGCCGGGATTGTCCTCGAGCACCATATTGATCTGGGATCGAGTCAGGGTCTCGACGACCTCACCCGAACAAAATGTCTCATGAAGTGAATCGATGAAATTGTCTAATGGAGTTTTCATTATATATCCTTAATTGAAGATCTCAATCAAATTCCAGGCACAGTTGACGATCTCGGCGTCTCCAGAACTATGTCCCCGCTCATAGGCTGCGTACGCAACCTTTTTTACATACTGGGAAGGTACACCATGGTTCAGAAGATGCTGCTCGAAGTCATCATCGAAAGTATACACCGGGAGTTCATGAAAGCAAAATGACGGCTGATCTCTCAATTTGAAATGAGCGGTAACAACTGCTTGGTAGTATCCAGCAAGGACATCGACCTGGAAGTTTCCAGTCTTGGCAGGGATCATGTTTTTGATTTCGGTGGGAGTCATTTAGTATCAATCAACCTTATATAACTATTGTACCGTATCCAGCCAAAGAACACAACCAGAGAATTCTGTTTAGAATCAACAAGATACCGTAAGTTGTTCATTCTAAAGGGAAAATTTATTCTCTCTCGTGCCAGTGCGGACACGTTTCTTTTCTGAATCAGAATCAGAAAACTTTCTTCCCTGCGTTTTCAACAACTTAGAGTATCTTGTTCATTCTAAACAGAATTCTCTGGTTGTGTTCTTTGGCTGGATACGGTACAATAGTTATATAAGGTTGATTGATTATGAAACTCTCTGACTTGAAAACACTCTACCCCACAGCCACCAAAGAAACCTGGCACCAGCACTCCAATGGTGGTGGCTGGGTCGAGAACACAGCCACCGTAGCTGACAGTGCCTTCGTTGGACCTGATGCCATAGTCTCTGGCAAGGCCAGGGTCTATGGTAATGCCCAGGTCTCTGGTGATGCCTGGGTCTGTGATAATGCTGAGATCTCTGGTAATGCCAAGGTCTTTGATAATGCCATAGTCTCTGGTAATGCCAAGGTCTCTGGTGATGCCAGGGTCTCTGGTAATGCTGAGATCTGTGGTGATGCCATGATCTCTGGTAAGGCCGAGGTCTCTGGTAATACCTGGGTCTCGGGTAAGGCCAGGGTATGTGGTAATGCCGGGGTCTCTGGTTATGCCTGCGTCTCTGGTAATACCGTGGTCACAGAATAGTAGTTGACACCACGCCCACCATTTGCTATAATTTCTATATAAGGTTGATTGAAACGACATGACACTAGAAACCCTGAACCTACATTTCCCTGATGCCACTTTGGAAACCT